TAAATCCCGCAAAACGAAAAGCGATCCTCGCGAAAAACGAAAAGCATCTTTTGCAGCAAAAACGAAAAGCGATTCAAAATCCCGGTTGCTCCTTCTTTTTCGGGTTGTCAGGACAAATAAAAAAGCGTCATTCAAATGCCTTTTGAAAGCTATTTGAAGGACGCTTTTTTATCTGATTTTCTACTAAAATAACAGCTAAACCCCATTGCCAACCCAGCAAAAATCCGTACCTTAACAAGGTAGTTAGGATGCCATCTTTATGGATTGGTCGTCTGCTTTCTTGAACAACATGATGTCCGTGTAGGACGAATTGTAGTTTATGTGCGCGTTGAACTCGACCTTTTCACTGCCGGCAAATGGGTTGCCGATGGTGTTGTTTTTGTCCATCCAGGCGCATAGTTCGATGATGGACGATTTGTTTGACGTGAAATAGATATAGTTCGTTCCTACGAGTGTCTGCAACACATCTAAGTAATCGGAAAGTCCCCAGGTCATTGTGTAGGTGCCGACTTCGGTGGATAGATACGGAGGGTCTATCAGGAACACCACATTCGGGACATCTTTATATTTGTCGAACAGTTCCCTGTAATCGCATGAAACGACCTCCAGACCGTCCAGATAGTCGAGGCATGGACTGTAATCACATTTGCGGACGGTGTTGTAAAACGTTTCCTTTTGCAGTCCGGTCAAATCGGTGACATACTTCATGGAAAAGAGCAAGGAGGATGAAAGTGTGATATAATCCACATATCCGTATTTCTGTTCCTCTTGTTCGATCAGGTGCAGGATTGCGTCTTTTGTCTCTTTAGGAAGGGCTTTTTGACGGGGTGTCGATGCGGCCAGCGGACGGATTTTCGCAAGCAGCGCGTTGGTTTGCGGGATGTTCTCCAGCCTGCGCCGGTAATTGTCGTAATCGTTATAAACGACGGTGGCATCTGGCTTGCGGCACTTGGTTATATGTGACAACAGGCCGGAACCACCGAACAAATCAACGAACAGGGCGTCCTCCGGATAACGCTCCAATACTTTGATAAACTCTTTTGCGAACATTCGCTTTTGCCCCACGAACGGAAGCGGGGCAGATAAATATTGTTTCCTCATTTGCATTTTGTTTAAAAACGGGTTGCAAAAGTCTCGCTTTTCTTTCGGATAGCTATGAAAAAACAATGATCCACACTGCACCAGACTTACAGCGATTCTCAAACATTGAGTTCAAAACGGATTCCCTCTTTGCCGTCTAACAGGGCGCAGGTGCGTTCCAGGTTGTTCTTGTAGATATGGACGTTGGCCAAATTGAGGGTGATGGACTTCAGGGGCAGATTGATTTGCCGAGCCATCAGATACAGGTGGTAGAGGTCGGAAGGCAATCCCAGATTGGCATCGCTGCTGCGCTGGTAGGCCGACAGGACCAGTTCCCCGCTGTCTATCTGGAACTGCACGAGGCTCAGGCAGGGGGCTTGGTTGGTCTCCACGTCGGTGGAACCGAGGAATAGGACGTAGTTCTTGCTGCTTCGTTTTTCGCGGTTGATCCGTTCAATAAGGGAGGGCAATCTCTCGAAATAGGTCGGGTAACTGTTTACGAGGGTCTGCCCGCAATAGTCCCACCACGTAATACCCTCCTGCCGGTATTTTTCAACATTCCGCTCCCCCTCCATAAAAAGACGAAGCTCCGCACGCAGTTTCTTCCGTGCGATTCCATGTCCTTCAAAAATATCCAGCAGGTCGGACGGGGTTAGTACGAGGGTTTCGTTCAGCAGATAACGGATGCTTCCTTTCTTGTTCTCTTGCTCCTTTCCGGACACGATGATCCGGTGTAATAGTTGATGGTATTTGTTCATGGTGTCTGTTTTTTGTTCACATAAAAGTAACATGCTACAGAAAACAAATGGCCGGGCTCCTTTTTTTCTTACTGTAAACATCCTGCATACGTTCACCGCTCAAGCGGCTCGCAGCGTTGTGATAGCCGCTTGAGCAAGGTATATACCTTGCGCTCGCTTATCCGGTATTTCTCGGCCAGACAGACGACGATGTAGGTCGTTTTGTATCCTTCTTTCTTCATCCGGATATATTCTTTATACAGACCCACATAGGTAACATCCTCAATGTGGATACCAGAGTTCAACATCCATTCAAAGGGTGTTTGATATAAATTTAAAACATCAAAGACAGTCATAATTTCCAATTTTGAAGTATATTTGTGTTGCCAATCACATAATAAAAAAACGACACTCCGCGACTGAAGGCATATTGCCCCCGGTCGTGCGGAGTGTCGCATTTTATTGTTAGTATGTGATTGGCGTCTTTACTAACGAGCCGGGGGCTTTCTTTTCTCTTCCCCGGTAGATGTTTTTACTGGTTGTTCAGTTTCTCAAAGTCCGGATCGCTGTACGGTGTGTCCAGGATTTTTGTGTAGGTGGACATGGTAAACTCGGAGAACATGCCGTTGCGGTCGATGAAGTCGACCCGGCTTTTGAGGTAAGCCAGTTCCTCGTCCGTAAACGAGATTTCGACCGTGTCGGTTATGGCCGCAGCGTCGGTGAATCCGATGTTGATTTCTTCGCCCCCCAAATACTTTATCACGATTCGTTTCTGGTCTGCTTCCGAAATGGAGATTTTGCCGTCAATCGAGATTTTCAGTTCCATGTTTTTACGGGTGTCGAACTTGGGAAGCACCGTGTTCAGGATCAGTACCCTGTCTTTTAATGTCAGTTTCATTTTGTCCTATTGTTTAATGGTTGTTTGATTCTTATTATGATGTCATTCGTCTGCGTTAGGATCATATTGGCGCATTTTGCGTGCTCCGACACATATCCCTTTGGCAAAGACGAACCACGTGTCGCTGTTGTCAATCCGCACGGCCCCGTCCATACCGATCAGCATCCGGTTCTTGACACTTTTGGCCACATATACATTCGCCTGTACGGTTCCGTCTACCTGGATATCGCCTTTTGTAAGCAAAGCGATATTCTTTGAGCCTCCGGACACAGTTATAACAGCACCATATTTTGTACTGTAAGGTTCTGAATTTGTATTTTCCAGCCTCAAAAGGGCAGCCGTACCTGTACTCGCCGGAAGTGTGTTAAGACCGATACCAGCCCATTTTCCGGTAGCCGAAAATCCTAAAAAGGCGCTTGCCCCATTGGAATAGAGGAAAAATTTGGAATTGGACAGCCCGGAATATTGGTTGTCGGAAAACAATCCTCCGCTTTCCATACGGAGTCCTCCGATATAGGCGTTCCCATTCTGGTAGACCTTGAATTTCGCGTTCGCCTTTGATTCCCCTGCCCAAATCCGGACGGAGTCACCAGAGGTGCCATAACCGGAAAAACCAGCCAGCCTTTCGCCATTGTCATTGGTGATGTAGATTTCCCCTTTGCTGTCGATGCTTCCGTCCTTGTAGACCTTGAACGTGGCATTGTCCGCATTGTTCCCGCCGGACCAAATCCGAATATTCCCGTTGCCGACCATACCGGCAGAACCTCCGAATGTGATAAATCCGGCTGCCGAGACCACTCCCCGGTCGATGGAGACTTTCACATTTCCATCCGCGTCTGACAGTTGCCAGTCGGAAGAGACATACCGTCCGCTCTGCCTACCCTGCACGCAAACGCGCATGGAACTGCCGTCGGAACCATAGGTTATCCACTGGTCGCCGGCATCATAAGGCGGGTAAGGTGTCGAGAGGAACACGCGCCGTTTCCCGTCTGCCGTGTCTTGTGCCCGGCTTGCCGCTTCGGCGGCATCAATGGCTGCCTGGTCGCGAATGATTGCCCAGGTGTTGGACGATGGTCCCACATAACTTTTCAATTCCTTTGTACTTGTGTTATACCACAAGTCCCCGACATGGTCGGGTTCCGTTCCGGACGGCCACGAGTTCCAGGGATTGGACGACTGGTAGTATGTTTCTATCTTGCCATCGATTTGGTTCTGAAGGTCTCCCTTTACGGCGTTGAGCATGGCGATCGTGCCGTATATGGACAAATCCGGTTTGTCCATGATATTCTCATAGCCGGTTGAACCCGATGCGAATTTCATTACACCTCCAAATTCACCGATACCCAAATTGAAATAGTTTCGGCCATCGGTCGAAACAATCCTGTCCACCGTGATCCGGCCCGGCAATACCTCCGTAAATCCGTAAACGGTCACGAACGAACGTACCCCGTCGAACTGGCTACCCAAGAGGCCGACCAGAAAGTAATAATAGCTTCCTTCCTCTAACTTGTGCGGCGTTTCGGACAGGAGGAAGTTCCCGCTCTGGTCGCTTTTGCTGCATTTGGCATAGAGGTACATTTTCCCGAAGTCGCCCAGCGGTGGGCTGGTGTAGGCCGGGAGGTCCCAGTATTTGTACTCGCTTGCTTTGTGTTCGCCCTTGATTTCTTTTATTCCCAGCGTCATGTGTTGCAGGATGGACTTGGGGGCGGTGAACACTTCCGTGTTGTCGTTGTAAACGAAGTCAAGTACCACAGTCTGCGGGTTCGTTTTGCTGTTCACGAAACGAAATTGCAGGCTTTCATCGCCGACCAGCAGAGACATGGTGCGTACCCAAATCGGGTCGATTCCCTTTGAATAGTTGTCAAAGGCCTTCTCTAACATCTCCTGGGCTTCGATGGCATCCCGCCAACGGCGTTTCGTATAATGCAAAGCATCCCGGTAACGCTCATACTCTTTTACCTCGTTGCTATCGATCTTCCCCAATTCGGAAGAGACGAAGCCGGCCACGGGGGTATTCGACAGTTCGATTTCCGGACTGTGCGGGCGGTTGATGTAGTCCTTGATGCCGGTGATCCGGATCAGGACGCTTTCCTTTTGGAACTGGTCGTCGCTGAAATAGATGTAACTGCCCGGTTGCAGTTTCCCGCCGATTTCCGTCCAACGCTTCTTCGCCCAGATGCCGTCCAGTTCGCCCGTGAAGGTGAATGCCTCCTCTTCATGCTCGCGCAGATAGCGGGCAGCTTCGCGGAACATGTCCCATGAGGCACCGGACTTGCTGGCATTGTCGCACACGTAGGCTTCCGGTAGCGAGATGTTGAAGACGGCATATTTGTCGCCCACGGCCGGTTTGCGGTTTGCATTCGGAATCGTCCCCCCGTTCTTTTCTACCGGAACGAGTTTGAAACGTCGTTCGGAATGGATGTAGCCGGTCAGGTCATCGTCCGTCTGTTCGATGTCGAACTCCTCGCCGGTCAGTACGCCCGATTGAAAGATAACGGTCGCTTTTTCCCCAATGATCCGGCAATCGGAATAATTCAGGTTGTCGGGAATTGAACTGTCTTTGAAGTCATAGAGGTTGTTTCCAGCATCCACCGCAATGACCTCCGAGACTGTCCCGACCCTTGACGGGTAGATATGGCTCGCGTCATAGCTGTCTTCGTTCTTGTTGGGCAGTTCGCGGTCGGCACGGGTGACAAACATCCCGTCCGCGTCCGTCTTGTAACGGCGTCCGTCATATTCCAGTTCCTGCGCTTTGGGCAGCAGAAGCGTTTCACTGTGGTAGGTGGCCGGGTCGATGTTCCGCTCGCCACCTTGCACGTATAGGATGGAGACCGGCGATTTGTCCCCTTGAATCTTCCTTCCGATACCGGTTTTGAAGCCGTTCCCGCGTCCGTATGAGAGGGAAAGCGGGTCGTCCTTGAAACGTTCCACCTTGCCGAAATTGATTACCTTGCCGACAAATTCAAACTCGGTGTCCCACTCATCCGCCATGCGGTTCAGCACCTCCAGACAAAACTCGTGGCTGAAGGCGAACGTCTTTTCCGGCGCGTCGATACACGTGCCAATGGTCCATCCGCCACCCTGCTGGCGGTTCAGGTTGTCGACCATGAGCTGGAGGAAAAACCTCGGTTTGCCGGTCAGCTGGAATTTCAACTTTACCGGGATGGCCGAAAGATGCTTGTACTTCGTCCGGTTCAGCAGTTCCCAGTCACCGCCCAGCGTCAGCGCGTATTCCAGGTTGCGCGTCCCGTGCTTGGTGAGGTCCTGCGGCCGCCAAAGGGTGTAGCGCAACCCTTGGAAACGGATGTGGCTGCCGACGGGTATCTCTACGTGCTCCGTAAGGGAGAAATAGAGGAAGACCCGGTCGCCCTGCCGGATGGCACGGTAACGGTAGCTGGTGTCGTTCACCGGAATGTCAAGCAATGTTTCGCCTTTTGGGTTGTATATGATCATTGTTCGAATGGTGTTAAAAAAGGATGTATGCTTTTTTGAAAAAGGGTGCATGCTTTTCGGGAAAAGGGTGCACCCTTTTGGGAATACCTATTATTCGATCACATAACTGTATCTTACACGTAATGTGTCGTTATGCCCCTTTTCCACCGTCTCTTCAAGGTTGGTCCCTGAAAAGGTCCGTGTAAACATCGCATAGCGCATATCCGCATTGTTTATACGCATCTGGCGAAATTCATTCGAATCCACGAATATATACGCCTGGTTTGTCCGGTTGTTGATGTGACGGAACTTATCCAGCACTTTTCCCGATGTTTCATCGAGTATGACGCCTTCCACAAAATCCTGTGAATAATAATTCGTTTCGGCTCCGGAAACCGGATTGAGCACTTTCATGAAAGGCAGGTAATATTTACCCTCCCTGTAGGCTCCAATCTGAGGGTACGATGCCCCAGAGAACGGATAACACATGACCTTGTAAGGGATTTCCGCAATGATTTCATTGGAAATGGTTTCCGGGGTGGCTCCGGTTGGATCAACCTTGATACGTAAACGATGGATCGCATACCGGGCATTAACCGTATTCGGGAATCTGATACCGGCAGCCATAATGATGTCCAGGATGCTGTCCGATCCGAGCTCATCGGTAAGGTCAGGTCTCGGAACCAAGACAGGAGGCCACCTGTCCGTTGCGGTAATCGTGATGGGATCGACTACCGTTTCACCATCTTCACCCAATGTTTGGATCAAAGACATCTCCAGGTTTGTTGTCTTTTTATTTGCATTCGCCGTCGCAGCTGTCGCATAGTCAACCGTTCTCCAATTCGGGTATGCGACAAGCTGCAATATATGCCCGGTATTTCCGCTCATATATGAACCGGGAGAGGAAACTTGGTAAACATTATCCCCGATCACAATCCCGTGAAGAATCGCATTCATGGATGTCATCGGTGTCGTGGTGTCCGTATATGTCTCGATTTCCTTGGTTTTGAGATTCATCCGGTAAAGTTCTGTATTGTCGGATTTTTTCTTGTACACGACAGTCCCGTTCGTCGTGGCTTCGTACAGGAATTTTTCATCCATCGTCCTGTCTGGAAATTCAGGGTCCTTGGAACCGCAGTACCAAACGACGTTGGTTTGTCCTCCCATCGGTGCGACAAGGATAGATTTGAACGAACCCTTGAAAGTGTTTTTTACATACTCCATCGTGTAACGCATCTCATTGCCGATATTGTAGCTGACCTTTTGCGGGATGAGCGTCATCACCTTTTCGCTTTCGACGGTTTCCCCGTTTTCATTTTTGAATGCCACCCGCCCGTTTAACGCACCGAGAATATTCAAATGGGGAGGTTCATAGGTCTCTTTCTTGATGTCGATGTCCCCGTCCAGCAGATAAATGCCACAATTGGTTGCTGCGCTGTAGTCGCTTCTCGTGTTGAATTTTGTCACCGCCTGCGGGCCGCCGGTGTTAAGCACATAGCCCAGCATTTGCCACAAGATCGGCCTTGTGATCGTGTTCTTGTGTAATTCGCGGTGTTTCACTTTACCGTTTTCGTCTTCAAGGATGATCTCCACTTCGCCCCTGACTTTTACTTCTTTCTCTTTCATAAACAAAAAAATTAATGGTTCGTATTATGTTTCATTTCTTTCAAATTTCTTCTTCGTCCGGTGTCTCACCCGCATCCTTTCCGCGTTCGAGGAATACAGCCACGGAATCGGAAGAAGTCGTTTTTTCCATATACCCGCCGGATCCGGTTGTTTTCTTGGAAACGTCAATCTTGTCGGCTGGCAACATGGATACCGGCGTGACGATATGCGGATCGCCAACTTTGACATGTATCAAGTCCTGAGAATCCGTTTTTTCTACCGCCTCCGGTCGTAACATGACATCGAAGACGCATCTGTCTTCGTCACATACGTTCACGGCAGATTCCTCAAACCTTGTAAATGTCATGTCATGCCATCCACCTTCCTGTATGGTTGGGCCTTTTTCAACGGCGTATGGAAATACCATGCGGTCAAACGAGAATGTTGCCGAATCTTTAACCGGTACATGGATTTCTTCGGCATTCACAAACCGCATATCATGCCACCATTCTTCCCAGACGAACGGGCCATGTTCTTCTGCCGATGCGATCAGTGTCTTCGGACCTGAATAACATCTGTTCAACTTGAATACCCCGTAACTCATTTTATTATCGTATAAGTTATGTTTATTGCTTCAGATGCTTTTTTCTCGGCTGCAACCCGGAACCGGCCGTCCGTAACAGGCATATTTTCGTAGATATGGATATGGATGGCTTCATCGGCTGATTTTTTATCTTCGGGCCAGGCTTCAAGAAAACAACCCTCCCGGACATCACCGTCTTCCACCTCTTGCCACCATAGCCTCTCTTTTTCGTCTTCTATCCAAGATCCGGGCAAGAGTACCGCTGCTTTCTGCAACGGTTTGAAAGAAAAACGTTTGTCTGACGTACCCTTGTCATAAAAAACGGAAAGGTCCACTTTCTCCACTTCCAATTCCTGTTTTGCCGCACCGTCCCACCAATAATCGGGAACGCCTTTGTCCCGGATGTAGAGGTTATCCCCTTTTTGCAGCAATAGCGTGTTCTCCTCTTTGGAAAGCCATTCGTCCAGTTCGTCTACCGTATCGAAAATTTTCGCACGCGACTTCCCACGGGCGATCGCTTCTACGTCCGTTATCCTTTGCCGGATATCACCATGCGCACCGGGATCACCATCATGTGTCCTGATCCTTTGTGCCACCCCGGCCATATCGATAAAATCGCAGTCATTTTCAAGGTCGCTTGTTTTTTTCGGGATGATTGGGTCTACATATTCGATCAGCGTGCCACTCTCCGGCATCCCGTCACGGGAAAACATCAACAGGTACTTTTTACCTGCCAGGACTCCGGAAGGATCCACAGCCAGATTTCCGAAACCTTCTCCCGGCAGACCTTGCGGGATGACAAAATTCAGCAAGTATTTGTCCCTGCCGTCCTCGGTTTGTCCGTTTGGCAGCAAATCCACGGCCGCTTCGCCTCCGGCTTCTCCCGTCGTTACGGTTCCTGTTTCGATCAGGGGGATGAATCCCCTGGGGCCGGGAACCACCACCAGGTTCAGTTTATACATGGGGTTACCGTCTTCATCAAAACCGTCCGGGGAAAGGGTCGCCGAAGCTGAACTGCCTACCATAACGTTCCCGATGGTGATTTGCGGGGTCTTGCCGGTGAAACCGATGGCACCGGACATATCGACCAGATATTCGAATGAGACCGCACCCCGGACATACAGCTTTGCATTATCCGGGACTTCCACATCGTTCGTATTGATGAGCACGAATTTCCCTTCCGGCACATTCATCAAATCCGCTTCCATCATCTCCACGGAAGGATAAGTGCGGTATATGCTGAACCCTTCGGGACGAAGGACGGTAGCCGTTTTGTTATAGGTTCCTGTCACATAGTCCCACACATATACATGATAGTCACTTCCGATGTAGCCGGGATGATCCGATACGGATTTGGCTATGGCTGTAGCATCTTTGGCATTTTCAGTCGCTTCGTCGGCTACTTCCTTAACGGCAAGAGTGTCCTTGCGTACCTGTTCGGTAGCCTCTTTCACCGCAAGGGTGTCTGCCTTCACCTGAGCGGTTTCATCACGGACGGTTTCTGTTTCAGCCTTAACCTGTCCAGTAGCTTCCTTGACGGCCAGCGTATCCTGGCGTACTTGGTCAGTCGCTTCTTTCACCGCAAGGGTGTCTGCCTTCACTTGGGCGGTTTCATCCCGGACGGTTTCCGTCTCGGTCTTGACCTGTTCGGTGGCTTCCTTGACGGCAAGGGTATCCTGGCGTACTTGGTCGGTTGCTTCTTTCACCGCAAGGGTGTCTGCCTTCACCCCAGCTGTTTCATCCCGGACGGTTTCTGTTTCGGTCTTGACCTGTTCGGTAGCTTTCTTGACGGCAAGGGTGTTTTGGCGTACTTGGTCGGTCGCCTCTTTCACCGCAAGGGTATCTGTCTTCACACCGGCTGTTTCATCCCGTACGGTTTCCGTTTCAGTCTTAACCTGTTCGGTAGCCTCCTTGACCTTCTGCGTATCTTGGCGCACTTTGTCGGTCGCCTCTTTGACGGCAAAGGTTTCAGCTGCCGCCCGGTTTGCCAAATCGGTCGCATCGTCGGCACGCTTGACGGCATCGCCGACAGATGCGGTGGCGGCGAGACAGTTTTTGTAGGCATCTTCTATCTCCGAGAGGCTTACCCGCACACTGGTCTTCTTGCCCTCCACCATCTGGTAGCCGATCGTCCATAGCCCCCGGAACGTCACCGACGCCGGTAGTTCGCTGATCCGTATTTTTTTCTCTTGTCCAGTCATATCATTTCATGTCAATAAAAAACTCTCCATCTTCGGTCACGATCCAGTCGCCTGCCTCCGTTGCCAGGAAGTAATCCGTTTCATACAGGCGGAACATCGTAAACACCAATGTCAGGTTGAACGTAACGACAACCGGTCCCGTCATTGTCAGGATTTTGAAACCGCTGCTGTTCTTATAATAGCAGAGATATTCCTTGCCGATCTCTTCTGCATACAGTTTGCGCTCTTCGGGTTGGATCAGTGCGGAAAAGAAAGCGTCGTAACACTTCCAGAAGGCTTCCATTGAAACGGCTTTGAAATGGCATTTGAACGTCACTTCCTTTTTCTGGAATACCAAGTGGTCCGCATCGTATATGCGCCCGTCCTCGGTCGAAACCGTCCGGTCCAGGTTCCGTTTCGCCGTGGGGGACTTCAGGAACGAGGCGCGTGTGTCGTCGGTCGCCACCCCGTAGGCCGAGAAGGGTACACCGTCCAGCAGGTACCGGCTTTCCGTGGGCCGGACACCCGGATCGGGCATCGTCTCCGGTACCGGGCGTACCGGCACGTCTTCCACCAACTTCAACTCGAAAGAAGTGGCCAGCGGATAGACGCGGTTGGCCGACTGGCTGCTTAGTCTGAGGTTCCACCGTCTGCCCAAGGAAGGAATATAAAAGCTATGGTACCCCGGTCCACTGAGGTAAGCGACCAAGTCGGTCGCCCCGACATGGCTATCGGCCAGGAACGGGATCGCTACCTCTTTGTCCTCCAGCTTCGGCTCCGAAAGGTCCACCTCGATACCGTCCTCTTCGGGCCAGTCGTTGTATTCCGGTTCGCGCATGGCGGGGAAAGTGAGCAGACCGGCATACCCGCCACGGGTGATCCAGCAACCGAAGCGGCTCCTTACGTGCAAATCATCTATGTATAAAGCGTTTTCCATTATGCCGTCTTTCGTAAAATGAGTCCCCTGTTTACTACGTCCTGGAAGCTGCTGCGCATGATTGCGATGTCCCTTTCGATATTCTCTAAACGATCTGTATTCTTAGCGATGCGCTCCATGAGCGCGATGCCTTCCACTAACAGCGTGTTGATGTTCGTCACCCCCTGGCATGTTTTGTCGGCATAGATCAGGAGGGCATATATATTGCCGCTTATCTCGTTTGCGCTGTCTTGACTAATAAGGGCACCACTTTTGGCAGTGGCCGTCCGGTCGGAAGCGATGTTTCCGATGGCTGTACCTGTTATCTTCTCCATGTCCTCCAACTGCCGGGCAGCATTCTCGATGATCTGGTCGTATTGCGCTTTCAGGTCGGCGATGTTGCTTTCCGTCAGGCCGGCACCGCTCGCTTCGGCGAATGATTCGTACCATTTCCTTAAAGGTTCTTCCAGTGCCTTCATCTTGATGCCTTGTAGGACGGCATTGTTCAGCATCTGCTGGAAATCGTCGGCAAAGTCCTTGGCGGAACGTTTGCCCTCGGCGAAGCCACGGATGATGCTGTCGGTTATAGAATCGACGGTGGTTCCCGTGAAGGCCTCCTTCATCTCTTCGTTCAGGTCGTCCATCATGTCGGAAACCTCTTCGCCCTCTTCCTTCAGTTTCTGTAGCTGTTCGAAAAGCGTCTTGGCCGCATCGGTCAGTTTATCCTGCGTGTAGAGCGATTCAATCTCTTCGTATGTCTTTCCGGCCAGGGAACTGTAATCGTTCCATGTCTTCGCCTTTCGGAACCAGGTACCGTGCTTGTAGTGGGTCCCGGAGATATATTCTTCGCCCATCAGCTTTGCCCAGACTTTGTCGTATTCGGTGGCGATGTCGGTCACCTGCCCGGACAGTTCCGTCTTCAGACGATCGAAGTATTTCAGGGAGGTTTCGCCGATCTGCTGTTGGATGCGGAGGCGTTCGCGCAGGATGGCGTTGTACTCCAGTTCCTTCATTTCGGTTTCCAAGAGGCCCTGCCGGTATTCGGCAAGGATTCGCTTGTTTTCCTCCGTCCGTTTTTTGAACGAACCTATAATGCCGGTCACGCCGGAAAGGATACCAGTAGCACCACCGATCAGGTCGCCCGAAAGGGCACGTCCGGTACCGGCAGCGATATCGCCTACGCCAGCCACCAGATCGGAAACGGTGGAAAGCGTGCTGCCCAATGTTCCTTCGAACATTTCTGCCGTCTCCGCTGCCAACAAAAGGCCGTCGGCGATCATGAAACATTCGTCGGCGATGGCAGAGGCTTTGTCCGAATCAGACAATGTATCCCAGGCGTCCAGCAAACCCAAGACCCCTTCGCGGGCCTTCTTCGTTTGGTTGGTTGCCTGTTCGATCTTTTGGCGTAGCCGGTCAAGGTCGGAGGTGTCGAGTTTTCCCAGCACTTCTGCCCGTCTTTGGGCTTCGGCTTCCAATTCCTTCTGCTTGTGGGTAAGGCCGTCCATCACGTCATCCAGCAGTCCTTTGGATGATTCAAGCGCGACTTTTCCCACCCGTTCAGAGATACGCTCCAGTTCTTTGACGTTGCGTTCGATCTCGGCATTCAGCTTTTCACGGCTTTGGTCGTCGGTGGCCAGGGCGTGTGCCTCCTTCAGTTTGGCAATGACCTTTTCGTAATAACGGATGGAACCGAGCGGGCCGTCATCTTCCTTGTTTCCTTTGGATACTTTCCCTTCTAATGTGTTGCTTTGACGCAGCATCATGCGGCGTGAGGCATAGCGTTGTGCCTCCAGGCGATTCACTTCGGCCAGGGCTTCCGCTTCGGCGCGGAGGTCGGCCTTGTTGGAGTTGGCAAGGCCGTTCTGTGCCTTGATGATCTCGTATTTCTCGCGGGCGATGGCCTGTTCCTTGGCAAAGAGTTCGTCCGTCAGGCGGATCGCCTCCTTCAGGGCTTTGGCACGTTCCGCCTCCGGTGAGTTCATGTCGTATGCCTTGTCGCGCAATTCGCCGATCTTTGCTTCCAGGCGGGAACGTTCCACCAAGAGGTCGCGTTCGGCCACGTCGAGGGCGTTGCGACGTTTTTGTAGTTCGACCGATTCCTTGATCTTCTCGTTGGTATCGGCCATCCAGTCGGCAGTTTTCCGTCCGGCATCCTCGATACCGGTCAAACCCTGCAACCAGGCGTTGGCAAAGTCGGCGGCACCTTCTTCGAAATCGCCCTTCAATATCTTCCAGACCGCTTTGCCCGCCTTACCGACGGCGCGGAGGCGGTTCATCAGTTGGCCGGAGAGGAAATCGCCCAAGTCGTTGAGTGCCTTTTGCGGTTCAAAAAAAGCCTTGTATAGCCATTCGCCCACCTTATCGACCACGTCCAGCAGACTGCCCAGCACTTGGTTGAATGCTGCCGTGGCGTTCGCCAAGGCGTTTTCCCCCTCCTCGGTGCGGTGGAACCAACTGCTGACGGCGGCAAGCCCGGCGGCGATGGCGGCCAATACCATGCCAAGCGGGGTGGCGATAAAGGCGAGTGCCGCCTTGGTCATTTTTCCGATGGCGGTGGCCGTCTGCCCGATTGGACCGGGACACGATTCGATTTGGCTCTGGAACTGCTTCAAGCCGGAAGCGGCACCACCGGTTCCTTTCTCCAGCCCGGCCAGTTCCTCTTTCAACGATTCGATCTTTGCACGAAGTTCCTCACCGGCTGCCCCCTCGCGTTCAGCGGCTGACATCTTGCGCCAGGCGGCTTCCATTTTGGCGAGCGAGGCGCGGAGCGATTCGATGCTTCCCTCAGCCATCCGTTCCTGCTCGATGGACTCCTGGAGCACTTTGATATTCTCCTGGATGCCATTACGGAGGTCGGTTTCCTGGATGGCGAGTTTCGCCTTGCCTTCCGCATACTGGGCGGTCGTGATCGCGCCACGGGCAAAACTTTCATCCAACGCTTTGCCGGCCGCATCCAACTGTCGGAGGCTGTTAATGTCCTCCTGGATGCTGACGGCCAGCTGCTGGTTGCCCTTGTTCATAGAGGCAAATGCTTCGTTGCTGTCGGCGATCAGACGCTGGTAGGTCTGTGTGGACTCGTTACGCAAGCCCGCGATCCCTAACTTCATCTTCTCGACCTCCTCCGAAAGGTTGCCTTTGAACTCAAATGTCACATATATCGGTTCGCTCATGTCAGTTGAAAGTTGACAGTTGAAAGTTGACAGTTGATAGCGACGAATAACTGTCACTTGTCAACTGTCCACTGTCAACTGCTTAGTCCTAAAAATGCCAGTTCCTCTTCTTCCGTTTGGATAATCTCTTCTTTTTCATTCTCCTCCTTTTTCCGCGTCCTGCCTATGTCGCTGATCATCGTGAGGACGACGCACCAAGGTATCTTGCGCATCACTTCATCGTAGGTGAACGCGCCGGAGGAGACCAGCGCGTAGATGCGCCCGAAAGGGCTATGGGGAGGTTCGTATGCCTCCTTTAACTCCCTTCCTCCGTCGGTTGGCTCTGCGTCGGTGCCATCAGGTTCATGGTGGCGACCGATTCGATAGTGTTCATAAAACCCTCCGGCGATGCCATCAAAAGGATCACCTGCGCCAGTTCCGCCATCTCTTTCATGGTGGAATGGCAACGGATGTACCAGGCCAACGGGCGAACCAACCACCGTGCCGGCAGGCTGTTCCCGACCATCCCCTCTGCAATGACACGCGACACCCGTTTACCGTTGCGGGCGATGCACTCCAGCGTCGTGCCCAGGTCACCCGCCTTCAGTTCCTTCAAATCGAGGTTCATCCGGCAGAAGATCGCAGCCATCCGGCAAAGGGTCTCGCCTGTCGGGAACGGGACGCCGTAGCGGATGGTTCGCTTGCCAAACTTCCGGAGCAGCCACGGGGCCGGCAGGTTGATGGTCAGCCGCCGGTTTAACAGGGCATCGGCGGCGTGGGCTTCAATCGGCTTTGTTTTCATCTACCGTCTCCTTTGCTTTGGGTTCACCCAGCCGGTAAATCTCATATGGTCCGTCGTTTTCACCAATCGGTGCCTGTGCGGTGGCCGTCACCTCGATCTGGGCGATGTCGGTATTCGTCAGGTTCCAGATGAAACGCGCCACGATCTTGGCCCGTGGGACATCGATCACCACCCCATAGCGGGAAATGACACGCACCGCCTTTTCAACCTGCACGGTCGATTTCGGGGCTTTGTATTTCTCGACGCTGTAGGTCACCCCGTTGATGGTCACATCTTCCGTCACGGTCGTTCCCCCGAAGACAGTGACCAGCACGTCGTTGTCCCACTCCATGAAGTTCAGTTTGATCTGCTTGAGTCCGGCTTCGGTCACGACGGTTTCTTCCGGGACTTCCGGCTCCTCTTCCGAATAGAAGTCCTGCGTCTGGTTGGCTTCGGTGTTGAACGAAGCGGTTCCTTTCAGCGTCTTGGCCAGTTGCTTCATCACCTCCGGCATCCCCCCGTTCTGGTTCACGTCGCCGAACATGGCGATCTTCAGGCCGATCGATCTTGTTTTCTTGTTTTCTGCCATTGCTTATATCGTTTGAAAATGATTATTATAATGAATGCTATTAAAATGCCGTTCAAACCGTGTTTAAGACGATTCCAAAACGGGACGGCGGCAGGCTCTTTTACCGTTACCGATTCCGACTGCCCGCTGCGGGTTTGTTCCCGGCTTTCCTCTTCCCGGTATTCCAGCCGGGGCAGGTTTTCCGCTTCTGCCGTCACGCACAGGCTGTCACCTTTCAGGCTCGCCGTTACGCGCAAACCGCCTGAACTACCTGTATAGACCGCTCCGGCGGGGAGCTTACGGAGGCTGTCCAGCGGGGCCGTCAGCCGGACCGGGGGCAACGGGGTTGTCGCGAGGGTGACGCTCACCTTTCTGTCCCACCGGAGACTGTCGGCCACCCGGATGGAAGTATCTTCTTTTATAGTCCTGCACGAGAGTGCGGGCAGGACAGCGGTCATACACAGGGCAAACCACGATCTTTGCAATGCACCCCTCCAGGCGCGACATACGCGCTTGAAAATCTCGGATTTCATCATACAGGTTTACTATTGTCTCGTTGTCCTTTTCGGCGATATGGCGGGACACGTCGTCTTTCTCCAGCCGGTTCTTCCGGCGCAACAAGGGAAGCCCGGCCAGCCAGTTCAAAAGGACGATCAGGCCGCCTCCCGTGCCGAGATAGTTGAACAATGCGTCCCAGTCCATGTCTTTTCAGTTGACAGTTGACAATTGACAGTTGACAGTTAGGATTTCTTCTTGCTGAATAGTCCGATCACCCACTGCACCAGCCCGATGTCGGCGAGACCGTTTGCCGCCAGCCCGCTACCCAATCCATAGAGCAGGGCGATATACCACTCGATGCCGTCAAAGATTCCCAAATGCTGCCACCAGCCGAACATACATAGCCCGATGGCGACCAGCCAGGAAACGACCTGCGTCCATATCCCTTTCAGGCTTGGGAAAAAGCCTTTCACGATTTCCACCACAAAAGGGATTGTCGCCACGAGCGCGGAGAGCGAAAGGAATACAGCGTTGTAGTCCGGAGTTTCTACCGCCACTTCCGGCGAACCTGCCACTACTGCCAGCACCGGCAGGCATACGGCAAACGATACCATCATCCCGAAAAGGGAAAGAATGAATTTCTGTTTCATGTTGTTTTTGTTGTTTTACTGGTTAATACCTATTTCTTTCAGCCATTTTTGTACATCGAAGCTGGGGCAGGCCTTCGCCGCCAGTTCGTTATGCCCGACGATCCGGACAGAAGGGAAGCGGCGATGGAAGTCCGTCACGTACCGTTTCAGGGCTTCCCGCTGCTCCGCCGTCCGGGTATCCTTGGGTGTCTTACCGTCGCGGTCCACGCCGCCGACGTACACAATGTGCCGGGCCGTCAAGTTGTGCCCTTTTGCCCCATTGGTAATCTCCCAGGGATCGACCACGTCGTCTTCGTTGTTATCCACTAACCGTTCCACCCTGCCGTCCAGGTGGACCATGTCGGTATAGCCCACCTGCTTCCAGCCGCGGCCGCCTTTCGAAAGGGGGGCGCAATGCCAACGGCGGATGTCTGCCGCCGATACTTCACGGCCGGGAGGGGTGGCGGTACAGTGGAGGACTAAGAGTTTCAATTGTGCCATCGGTTTACGCCTTGTTATAGATGACCGCTTGGTACTTGTTCCGGATCGGAAGTGCCGTAAAGCGTTTCTGGAAACCGATCACATCGCCACGCTCGCCCGGGTCCTTATACTTGGCGAACACCTCAATGTCGCCGTCGGCACGCATCACCTCCTGGTCGGAGTAGAACAGGGAGCACTGGACATCTGTCTCAGCTGCTGCCGTTCCGAATGCCACTTTCTTTCCGGTTTCTTGGTTGTAATAAGGTAACTGGCTGAAGGTGTAGAGCGAGAAGCCAAACAGTTTGTTACTTTCCAGCATTGCCTTGTAGAGTTTCATGTCCTCCAATTGCAAGTCAGCCAGGTGATACGGGTTCAATACGGCTACCAAGGTGGCCGGGTCAATGTCCTGCGAGCGGAACCAGGCATCCATCTTCAGGATGTCTTCGAATGAAATCTTTCCTGATCCGGTAGTAGTTTTGACCGGCGTCAACTCTTTTGCTTCCTCCGGTGCCCAATTGTTAGCGGCGTATGCGGCCGTTTTCGCCTGTAAGGTATTACGGTGCTGACGCACGACGCTCTCCATCTTGGCATAGGTCGTTTCCATTTCTTCGACATTGCGTACCACCGTATTTTTGGTGTCGAACATGTGTAAAGCCAGTTCCAACGGGGTATCCGTTCGGCTCATGGTCGGAACAGGGTATTCCGTATTGTCAATCAATACATCCGGAGCGACACCCGCTTCTGCCAGGTTGATTTTGTTGTACTCCACCATCGCCGTCATATCCACCGAACGGGTCAGGAACGTGCGGTCGGGGTAAAACCCCTCCATCAGCATGGCGATCCAAATTTGCTTTTCTATAGGCATAAAATACTTGTTTAATGGTTATTTAATCCGTTTCTTCAATTCCTCGAACGCCTCCGGGTCATCCGCTTTCAGGCGTCTCAACCCTTCCGGGTCCTCTTTCGCCCAGCGGAGGTAGGTCCAATCCTTCCGTTCATTTGCCACAGCCGGCTTGCCGGTCGAATGGGTCACTTTGGCGGACAACGACTCCTTGGCGGGAATAGCCTCCAACGTCGCTTTGGCCGTGTCGAAGTCAGCCAATGCCAACTTGACAAACGATTCCTTTTTGTCCGCCGTGATACGGCCCTCTTTTACAGCCAGCGCGACTAAATCTTCAGCCTGCTGTTTGCGCTGTTTGCCCAGTTCGCCCTCCGCTTTCTCGGTGCGGGCTTGCAGTTCCATGATGGCAGCGGAAATCGATTTGCCATCCGCCTCGTTGCTTTTTAAGCCTAACGCGGTGTACGCCTCGGCTGTCAGGATGATTTTGTCCATCTCTTCTTTGTCTTTTTGGTTGATGTTCAACAATGCTTCGACGCTCAGTTTTACCCGGTCGTCGGGGATGATGTCGCCCCCGTTTGTGTACAGGCGGAGGGCATTCCTGTTGCTGGGGACACTAACCAGGCTTACTTCGCACAGTTCCCAGTCGGTCACCGTCACGCGCTCCTCACCGTCAGGCGTGGTGCGCAGTTCCACGGCGTTGATGATGATACCGGGGCTGCATCCTTTCAGGATTCCTTTTTTTGCCTGGCGTTTGCATTTAGCCCCCAACGTGTCCTCTTCGTCATATTCAGCCTTGCCGATCAGTTTCGTACCCTCCACACGCAAACCGGTCATCTGCCCGATCAGGTTGGACGACTCGTGGTTAAAGAGCATCACCGGGTTGGCGTTGTAACGCTCGAAGCGTCCGGCTGAATTTAAAAGGACAAAACCGTGGCTGTTTACCACGCTCTCATCATTGAGTACATATTCGTCTTCGTTCATGGTGCGATACCTTTTTGGATGCGAAATTACCGGGACGGGTACAGGTCGGAAAACAGAGTTGAAATTCTTTACACTTTTATTTCCGGTCACTTTAATTCACTTGAACTTTGCCCAAAACAACAATTGTTTATGGCAGAAAAAGCAAACAAGGAAAAGGCGGGCATCCGCGTGAAGGACCCGCAAAAGTATGAATACGCCTACCTCCTGTATATGCAGAAGGTACCCCAAAAGGAGATCGCCGAACGGGTGGGCGTGAGCCAGCAGACGCTGGTCAAATGGAAGGAGGACGGCGGGTGGGAATTTAAGCGCGTGGCCAAGACCATCAGCCGGGACGAGATCATCAACAAGGTGCTGGTAAAGGCCAACGAAATGCTCGACAGCGAAGAAGCCTTCAACGCGGATGCCTTCGCCAAGGCCATCAGTCAGTTGAAAAGCATCCAGTCAGGTGTCACGCCGGACAACATCGTCGACATCCTGACAGGGTTTGGCGACTGGATTATCCGGGAATCGGCCAATGACAAGGCCATCACAACCGAGTTCGTACAACTGCTCACCAAGTGCCAGGACAAATACCTCTTAATGCGGATCAACAATGGCTAAGAACAGACTGAGCAAAGAACGATGGAGGGCATGGGAAGAGCGCAGAAGACTGATCCTGTCCGCCGATTTCTGCCTCTCCGGGACATCCGAGCACAAGGAGGCACGTATTCGCGAGGCACGAAGGGACTATGCCTATTTCGTGGAGACCTATTTCCCGCACCTGTGCACCGACAAGGAGACCAAAGAGATCATCCGGTGCGGCAAGTTCCAGATCGATGCCGCCAAGTACCTGAAGGCGCACCGCCATACCCGTGCCGTCTTCGAATGGGCACGCGGACATGCCAAAAGCACGCACGTCAGCCTGATGATCCCCATCTGGCTGATGGTCCAGGAGGAGCGCACTATCAACGTTATGCTGCTCGTAAGCAAATCGGAGGACAGTGCCGACCGCCTGCTTTCCGACCTGCAATGCGAACTGGAGTTCAACACCCTGCTGCGTTCCGACTTTAACATCCGGATAGACGAAGGCAACTGGAGTACCGGCGAGTTCAAGACGACCGACGGGTTGCTTTTCATGGCACTGGGTCGTGGGCAGTCGCCCCGTGGTATCAAGAACCGGGGGCAACGCCCGGACTACATCGTGATCGATGACATTGACGACGACGAGATGGTCCGCAACCAGACACGTGTCTCGCAAGCGTTCGACTGGTGCCTGTCGGCCTTGCTGGGTGCAATGGATATGGGGCGCGGGCGGTTCGTGCTGGTGGGCAACCGGATTGGCAAAGACAGCATCCTGAGCCGTTTTGCCGAACGTCCGGACACGCACCACACCACCGTCAACGCCATCGATGCATCCGGTCAGCCTTCCTGGTCGGAAAAGTACACCCGGGAGGAGATTTTGAAACTGCGTACCTATATGGGCGAACGACGCTTCCAGAAGGAATACATGAACAACCCGATCAATGAGGGGGCGGTTTTCCTGCGCAAGCATATCCGGTACGGGAAGATGCTGCCACTGAAAGAATACCGAAGCCTGGTTTGCTATACCGACCCTTCGTTCAAAGCCTCTTCGCAGAACGACTTCAAGGCAACCATGCTGGTGGGCAAGACAAAGGAAGGACAATACCATCTCCTGAAAGCCTACGCCGACCAGACCAGCGTCAGCAACATGGTCGCCTGGCATTACAACATCGATGGATACATCGCCGGACGTGTCCCGGTTCTATACTACATGGAATCGAACTTCATACAAGACCTGATGCTGGACGAGTTCAAGAAGGTAGGCAATGCCATCGGCCACCAAATTCCCATCCGGGGCGACTCGCGCAAGAAGCCGGACAAGTTTTCGCGTATCGAGGCGATGCAGCCACTGTTTGAGCGAGGTTTGGTCATCTTGAACGAAAAAGAGAAAGAGAGTCCCGGCATGATGCAATTGGTGGAACAGCTCCTGATGTTTGAGAAGGGAAGCCGTGTACACGATGACGCACCGGATGCCTTGGAAGGTGCCGTATTCCTGTTGAACCAGCGTAGCATGGCCTGTGCCGGGACATATCGGGTGGGAAAGCGACCGAGCAGAAGGTATTGACAATGAATTCACAAATTACAAATCAGACATCATGTTTTTGGAAATAGATGAGATGAAAACGGTGGTCGCCGAATATAAGTTGGAGGAGATTGCCGATTATGACGATACGATCGCCGGGCAGTGCATACTGGCCGCCGTGACGAGGGTCAGCCGGTTGCTGTCCGGACGTTATGACGTGGAGAAGATCTTCTCGGCCACCGGAGCAGAGCGCGATGCGGAGCTGCTGGAGATATGCAAAAACATCGCCCTTTGGTTCCTGATCCGGCGGTGCAATGTGGATATCCTCTACAGCCGGGTGAAAGAGACTTACGACCGCGATATGGCCTATCTGAAAGAACTGATGAAAGGCGACATCCCTTCCGGGCTTCCCCTGCGCGAAACCGGAGGCCGACCGGTCGGTGCCGTCCGGTTCGGCAGCAATCCGAAGTTCAGCCATTCCTGGTAAATGCGCCACACCGTTAAAACGCTGTTCAAACAGTCCTTTAATAAACAACAAAGATGAAAACGAACAAGTATATACCTAAAAACAAAAAAGGCCCCCAAAAGCCCCGGAAGCCGTCCGTTCCACAACGGGAAGGACTGGCCAGAAAAGTCGTCCCCAAATCAATCAGCCGCGTAAGGAAAGACCTCGACAGCTGGCGTCGTGCCTTGCGCGAAGCGGACAGCGTGGATCGTCCTCGCCGGCGGCAATTGATGGACCTATATGCCGACGTGATGCTGGACGCGCTCCTGACCAGCCAGATCGAACAACGCATTGGCCGGACATTGTCGTCAGAATTTAGCCTGAAGAACGCTTCGGACAAGGTGGATGAAACTTCTACCCGGTTGCTTTCGGAGGCGGTCTGGTTCCCGCTGCTGCTCCGCTATATGTTGGAATCGGTTTTCTACGGCCATTCGCTGGTCGAGTTCGACGTGACGGAGACGGACGGCATCTGCGTAACCCTGATCCCCCGGCAGAATGTGGTACCGGAACAGGGGTTGTTCCTTTTCGACAGTTCGGCCGATGAAGGCGAATACTATCGGGAACTGCGCGAGTTTGGCACCTACATCGTGGAGTTTGGCGCACCCGGCAATTACGGGCTGCTCAACAAAGCGGTTCCGCACGCGCTTTTCAAGAAGTTCGCCCATTCGTGCTGGTCGGAACTGTGCGAGATTTACGGTATCCCGCCCCGCTACATCAAGACCAACACGCAAGACCCGGCGATGCTTGACCGGGCTGAAGATATGTTGCGCGACATGGGTTCTGCGGCCTATTTCATTATCGACACCACCGAAGAGTTCGAGTTTGCCAAAGGCGCGGACACCAACGGTGATGTCTATAACAACCTGATCGCGCTCTGCAACTCCGAGATGTCCATGCTGATCAGCGGGGCACAAATCGGGCAGGACACCAAGAACGGCAACCGCTCGAAGGAGGAGGTCGCCATCGACCAGTTGAAGAAATATGTCGGTTCCGACAAACGGCAGGTGGAGGACTGGATGAACAGCCTCGTGCTGCCCGCTCTCTACCGTCTCGGTTTCCTTCCGGAGGGGCTGCGATTCTCGTTCAACTCGGAGGAAGACACCGGCCAGCTCTGGGAGCGCACCGCTCAGGCGATGCAGTATTACGAGATCGACCCCGCGTGGATTCGCGACAAGTTCGGTATCGAAGTGACCGGCAAGCGCAGTTCCGGGCAGGAAGGTTTTTTCGGATAAGCCCCGCCGACATCGCGGGGCTGTACCTGGACGGGGAAGCGAAGTTGACAGATAGCGGGGCTGATTTTCAGCCGGTGGACGAAGCGGTCTATCGCAAAGCCGTCCGCAGCATCTTCCGCCGGTCCGGTTTTACTGTCGATATGATGGAGACCAGGCAGGTGCGGGCGTTGGTGGATGAATATGCCCGGATCCTGAACACTGCCACCCGACCCGTGCTGGAGAGCGGTATCATCCCTGAGGCGATGGCGCGGAAACTGGAGGAGGACGTGTTTGTCTTCTCCGGTTTCAAGACCTACCAAGGGTTGAAGGAGGCTTCCCGTCTGCTTCGCGACGACGACGGGACGGTGAAACCTTTCCACCGTTTCTACAACGACATAACGGCGATCAAAGAAGATTATAACCGCCATTGGCTGAAGTCGGAATATGTCTTTGCACAGGCATCCTCGGAGATGGCCGCCAAGTGGAAGGCGTTCGAAGCGGACGGCGACCGCTACAACCTGCAATACCGCACTGCCCACGATGGCAAGGTACGCCCGGAACACCGCGTGTTACATGGTACGACGCTACCGCCGTCCGACCCGTTCTGGGACGAGTTCTTCCCGCCCAATGGCTGGCGGTGCCGTTGCACGGTGGTACAGGTGCGCAAAGGCAAATACCCCGAGTCGGACAGCACGACCGCCATCCAGCAGGGACGCGAGGCGACCTACCAGGCGGGGAAGAACGGGGTGAACCGTGCCGAGATGTTCCGCTTCAATCCCGGCAAGCAGCAGGTCGTGTTTCCCAAGCACCATCCTTATTATAATGTCAGCCAAAGGGAACGGGAGGCGATACAGGTAACCTTGCATCCGGAGGAGAAGGAATACACGGTGGTACCCACCCAAAACGGGACGCTCCGCATCCACTCCGGTCATGGCAAGGGGGAACGGCAGGAGAATATCCGGGTGGCTTCCCACTTCGCCAACAAGTATGGCTACGAGATTGACCTGCTCGACAATCCCGACGGGGTGAAATCGGCAGACAGCTACAACCGAACGTTGGGATGGGAAGAGGAGTACAAGGTGAACCAAAAGGAGCACCCGACCAAAAGTTCCATTGATAATTTACTCCGGAAGGCAAAGGAACAGGCTGACCATATCGTACTTTGGATTGATTCGGATATTTCGCTGGGTGATTTGAGTTCCACTATTCGTTCTCGCGTTCGTAGGTCGGATAATATACAAAGTGTGACCGTTGTGATAAAAGGAAAAGATATCAGACTGACACGAGCAGAAATCGTATCAGATGACTTTAAAATACGACTGGCAGACCTGAAATAAATCAAATCTGCCAGAAGGGGGGTTCACGGCCTTGCGGCTTAGAACCATTGCAAATATACAAAACATATCAATATGGACAACAATAATTTCATGGATAATGTCATACGCGACATCAAAGTCGAGCTGGACGAAGAGTTCGACCGCAATTTCGAGCGGAAGGCCTTCTTTGACCAACCCTGGGCACCGCTCAGCCCGAACTACAACCCGTCGGAGGGGTCGATGCTGATGCGCACCGGTGCCTTGCGCAAGAGCCTCCGTAGCCGGATAGACGGCACGAAGCTGGTCTATGAGAGCAGCCTGAAATATGCAGGATTGCAAAACTACGGTGGGACGGTGAAGCAGGATTTTGTTCCCTCCGACAAGATGCGCCGATGGGCCTGGGCAAAAGCCCGCGAACGGAAGGAACAGGGCGACAAACCCGGTGAAGAGAAATTCCGCCGTATGGCTTTGGCCAAACGGATCAAGCGGACGATCGTAGTACCCCCACGCCCCTTTGTCGGGGAACATTCCCGCGTATGGGAGATCGCCGGGAAGGTTGTCCGGGAAGAGGCCGAACGAACCCTACAAGAAGCGACACGTAACTTTAACAGGTAAATGTAGATATGAAAGAGATTTTGGAAGCCGTTATGGAACGGCTGCAGGAAGAGGTGGGCGACCTCCGTTATATCGCCGAAGACTGGGGGCAGTTGGATTACTACCACGACACGCCGCCCGTAAAATTCCCCTGTGCGCTGGTCAGCATGAACCGGCTGCAATTCGAGTCGGAAACGCTACAGACGCGCCGGGTGCGGATGAGCATCCTGATCCGCGTGGCGGACGCGCCGGCGGTGTCGGCTACAATGGCCGCGCCGGAACGGGACAAACAGCGGGCGTTCGCCATCTTCGACCTGATGGAACGGATCGGTAACTGCCTGTATGGGTTCGGGGGCGATGCGTTCAACGAGTTGGAACAACAGGAGATCACGCGCTACAACCGCGAGGATGCGGTGAGGGAATATGCAATGACCTTCACGACGGAGTACCTGATCGAGACGGACAGGTCAGAATAACGAAAGCTGCCGCCGGTTGTCCTCCCGATGGCGTTCACGCTCGACGCTCACCCCGATATAGTTCAGGAACGTGCGGTAGCACATGGGATAGACTGGGCAGACGTACCGCCGCCACACCTCTTTGTAGCAGCGGTCGCGCCTGCCCGGTTCGTAATGCGTGCGGACGATGTCGCAAACAAGCTCGATTCTCCTTAACGTATTCCGGTGGTATCCCATGTAAACAGATAAACTAAACAACCTTTCCACACAAAGATAAAAGGCCCGGAAGGTTATTACAACCATTTCCGGGCCTTTCTTCCATAGTGTTATCATCTTTCTTTCCGAACGTCTTTCACGTGTCGTTTTTGATAACACTTTCTATGTCCTTGACCGCCTTCAGGATAGCTGCCGAACTTTGGCGGAGTTTCCGGTTCTCTTCCTCCAGCGTGGCTATTTTCTTCTTTTGCGATCCACTTGTTTCCAAAAGCCTGAGATAAGCATGTCCCGTTTGTAACAAGGCTTTCGAGGATTGCCGGTAGCCTGTCTCTTTTTTTATCCCCTGTAGCATCCGGTTGTCTTCTTCGGTCAGGTTGCGGATCAGGACGGATTTTGTTTTGTCCATGGCCATCATTGTTTGTTATTTCGTGAGGCTTCTAACACTGGCAAATTCGTTTCGGTAGGAACATAAATAACCGTTTTGTCGTTCAGGTTATTTTGTTGTCGGACCCACAGATATTGGATGTAGGCCGGCGTGATGCTCCCGTTTTCAATTTTGATGGCCTCCGCTGCTCCTTTGGCTCGTTCCACTTCTGCTTGTGCGTTCAGTTTCTCGGCTTCCAAATTTGCCTTTGCTTCCTCGATCTTAATACGCCGGTTTTGTTCTGCTTTGGCAAACTCTGCTTTTCCTGACATTTCCTGCTGCCAAACATTGTACCGGGGATATCCATATAAACCACCAAATACGACGATCACAATGGCCCATACAACTACAGTTCCACAAAATGCTCCTGAAAATCTTTTATTCATAATTATCTACGGTTGACCTATACACCATAAGGTTCTAAATATTTATAACCTTGTCTGTTTCAATATATATTAAACCCTTCCGACTGTTCGCAAAAATCCGCCAGCATTTCTACTTTGTGCAAGAACTCTTCGGCGGGTGGCTCGACTTTATTCCCCATCATGCTTTTAATCATGATTTGTTCTCTTTCCGTCTTTTTATCCCATTCTTCCCGTAATGCCCTTTTTACAGAGACATATCCTTTGAACATCCTTGCCATGATAACGGCCTCCTCTTTTGTGACCTCGAATCCGTCATTGCTTACCGGACTCCCATCTTTTCGGGAACCGTCATAAATGTATCTCCCCGGTTCGAATTTAAAATCTCCATAGCCGAACAGGTAGCAAGCTCCTGTTTCATTCAGTATGACGGGCCATGTAAATATCATTCCGCTTTTACTATCGACCCCTTCTTTCTTAGGTATTAAGTCATATCCCATAATTTATTGTTTTAAAATTGTTTTTCCGGTACATAAGCCGTCACATACGTTGTTACCTCACACGACACGATCACCCGGCCGGAACCTTTGCACTGCGGGCAAGTATCGCCATCCTTTATCCCTTTCCCCTCGCACACTTTACAGGCCACGATGTGTGGCGGGATTGTCTTTTCACGTTTGGGTACCGTTATCTCTGCGCCGATTGGTCGCTGTGCATTCAAGCGACGCTTTTGCTGTTTTCTTCTGAATCGTTCTAAAATGTTGTTCATAAATCCTCCTATTTTTAATTCATATTTGTTCGTCTATGATTCATAATCCGCTTCCCATTCCACCGTGATGTTGGCTCTCACCTTGCCGGTGCCGTCGCAGAGGTCGCAGGGGATAAAGATGCGGTTACCGTGGCCGTTCGTATCCGGAAAACCGCCTTGGCCACTGCAACGGGGGCAGGTAAAGCCGGAAGCGTAGCGGGTTTCTGTCCGTGTGCCGTGGCGGTCGGGGCTGATTTCCAAAATGTGTTTCATTTCGCTCATATTATTCTCCTTTCTTCTTTAGAATAATGTCGGTTCTTTTGATTCCTTGATATACTCCAGCACCAGATAATCCAGCGGTTGCGTCGCCCAGTTGATGGGATGTCGTCTGTTGAGCGACTTGATCAACCGGCGGCACTCTTCCGGCATGAGGCCGGTGTCGAGTTTCGCCATCGGGAGGTTGATGCGGTCGAGCGTGAGAGTGGTGGCGTGCATGATCTTTGCGTTGCCTTTCCAGATGCCTTTCAGATAGATTTGCTTCACTGCGCCGATGGCGTTCTTCACCGGATGGTGGAGGCGGATCGTCGTGAAGCAGGTGCAGTTCAGTTTATTGTTGAAGTTCTCTTCAAATTCCAGTCGTTCGTCCATGATCTTATAATATTTTCCTGTTTGTTGTTTGCATTTGAAGCAGTAAACCATCCATTTGCCGGAGGTCCTCACCACCCGGCAGGCGGTGTAACGGAAGCCGCAGGGACAGACGTATATCCAACGGCCGGGGGTGAGGGTGGCGGATTTGACTTTCACGCTTCTGTCATGCCTAAAGGAATACTGGTCCAAGCCCCGTTTTCGTCTTTGACTTCGGCGCGGATGAACTGTTTGCTGATGGCGGGCTGGTAGGCCTCTTCGATGATCTGTACGCCCTCCATGAAGCGGTCCGATCCGGTCTCTTCGGCGATTTTACGGAGCTGGACGACACGGCTTGCTTTCAGTGTGCCTTTTGCGTCACGGGCTAACAGGCGGAGAACCATTTTCACCAATGATTGCGTCTTGGCATCGCTTGCCAGTCCTTCGATGTATTCTTTCACGATGGCGATGCCGTCTTCCACCGTGTCGCGGTAACCGTCGGTGACATACACGCCGACCGTGATACGTTTGTCCCCGGCAGTGTTGGTGAAGGTGTCCGAACGCTGGCCGTCCTTTTTCAGTTTCAATACTTCCGACTTCATGTCGATGACGCGGCGGAAGTCATTCAATACATTTTGCTTGTCTGTCTTGATGTGATGGCTGACAGCTTGCAGTCTCATAATCGCTTCCTCGATGGTTTCGTCCACCAGTTCTTTGTATGCCTCGCGGTCGCGTTTGGCTTGTTCCTTGGCTTTCTTTTCGGCCTGTGCCGCTTTGAATGCTTCGTACTCCTGTTTTTCTTCCGGTGTCATTTCGACGGTTTGTTTCATTGCTTCCATGTTGTTGTCAATTTAATTGTGAATAGTCTATGTTTTTTTCGTTCTCTTTCCTCCGGATAATCCGAAGTTTGATGGCTACCGTCTCCAGCTCCTCGGTTGTCAGGCGGACAAAACGCTTGCCGGCGATCCGGGGATTCAGGCAGTAGGCATCCACCCGGTTCCAGTCGGTTGTGTCGATGCCCTGCTTTTGCATCAACTTCAGGACGGCGGAGCGTTTGCGACGGAGTTCTTCGCGGTAGATTTCGCGTGCCTTGTAGTTTTCGTCCATCTGTTGCATGGCGTCGCACATTGTGTCGTATTCTTTCGCTGTCATTTCCCGGAGCGACTGGGTGCGTCCTCCGGTGTACTGGCTGACCAGCGAGGCTTTCAACTCTTCCCGGTCTGCCGTGGGCAGGCGGTTCAGAAGGAGGTAAAAACGTGCGTAGTTGCGTGTCATTCGAAGTCCTCCTCTTTAAGTCCGTATTCGACCATCAGGGCGTCGTGCGAAAGTCCCGAAAGGCGCTCCGACAGTTCGGTGTAAATAAATGACTGGTCGCTGAAAGAAAAACCTTCCGCCTTTTTGATAGCGTAGTTTAAGATTGCTTCGATTGTTTCGTCCATGATTTTATGATTGTTTTGTTCCGTTTTCACTCCAATACTCCTCGGCCAGTTTTGGGTAAGCGACGTACTCGCCCGTCTCACCGATAAACCGTCCTTTGCTGAAGGCTTTCCCGCCCTCGACCCATATCTTTAGCGAGGCATCGTACATCACGCTCTCGGCGGCGTCGCCTTTCGGGTTCTTGCCTCTGGCGTGGCTGATGAAGATGAACAGCTTGCCGGGGAATGCCTCTTTCAGCGTGATGTAGTCGCGGTAACTCATGCGGGTGTACTGGAAGCTGTCTACCACGATGATGTTATAACTCTTGTGCCGGCGCAGGCGGGCTTTCAACGCCTCCATGTCTTCCTGTATGAAGGCCAACCGGCGGCTCACTTCCGACATGCCGTGCATCCGGAGGCTGTTCTGCACCGTCAGACAGGCACCCTCTTCCAGGCTGTTATAAACCACCCGGTCGTATTTACAGAGTTCCTTGCAGAGCTGCATGACAAACGATGTCTTGCCGTTGCCACTGTTGCCCCAGATGAACCACACGCCGACACGTTCCGGCGTGCCGAACGCCTCCTTCCATTTCCCCTCGAAGGGGAAGGTGTCGTATTTCTTATCCAATATGTCCCTTACGCTTAATGCTCTTTTCATATCCTTTTGAACGGTATTTGAATGCTGTTAAAATGCTGTTATTCGCCCATCCGTTTGGCGCGGTGGATGGCTTTCTTTACCCGGCGGAGGTCGAAGTCGCACGGCTCGGCGTCGCGTATCACCTCTTCGATCTTCTTTTTATCCTGTATGCCGTTGGCCACGCAGATGGAATACACGTCGTTCGCGGTCGTTTCCTCCAGTTCGAAGTACTTGCGCCCCATGCGGCTGAAGAACTCCTTATATCCGGGCTTCTGGTGGCGCAGGCCGAGGCTGATACGCTTCTTGATGTAGTCGGTACTCATGAATACGATCCCGCTTTTGTCCTCCAGCTTGTTGTACATGCTGATAAAGTAGTGGAAGACCGGTTCGGTCAGTTTGTCGGCTTCGTCGAAGATCAGGAGGGGCGCGTCCATCTGCACCACGTCGTCCAGGATCAGGCTCCAGATTTCGCGGATATTGTGCCCGTCCGTCTTGATGCCCACCTTCCGTGCGATCTCGCGCACGAAGTCGCCTTTCTTCATATCTTCGGAGCAAAGGATGTAGAACACTTCCCGGTTCTCCCGGGTGTAGAGGTTTGCCGTCGTTGTCTTTCCGCACCCGGCTTCGCCGACAATCCAGGTCACGTTGCGCCAATGCTGGGCGTCGTCCAGCGCGTAGCGGATTTCCTGATAAGCCGAAGTTTCCACGATCTGCCAGCCGGTTTCCTTCGTCCGGTTTCCAACCTGTGCGGCAATGTCGCGGAACATCTTGTCGCTGATGTTCTCATATTTACCGTTCAGGATGTTGCTGACCGTTCCGACGCTGGTGTTCTTCAGGCTTCCGACCGCCTTGTTCTGGCTCGGATATTTGGCGACGTAGGCGCGGAGTGCTTCGCGGATGGCGTCTTTTTCGTTGTTGTTTAATGCTTCCATGTCAATTATATTTTATTCGTTGTTATTTTCAGTGTTATAGTTTACCGGCCACCTTGCGGGTATCCATTATCTTGTTTTCCGTCAACTGGTCCCAGGTCATCAGGCTAGCTTTCTTGGTGGCACGGCCGATGCGGTATTCTTCCGGCTTTCGGCTGTACGTCCTCGTGCGGCGGTCGATTTCCTGTTGTACCTCTTTCGTTACGCCCTTCACCTTCGGGGTGCTCAATCCGTTTTGTTCCGGAGCCACGCCGTAAGCATATTCAATCTCCTTGGCAATCACCTGACGGTCGATGCGGTCGCGAATGTTAGCTTCCTGTTCTTGACGGATGAATGCCGCTTCGCCATCCGTCTGGTCCTGTATGGCACGGTGGATGACCATGTAAGGCTCTGCTATTCGTTCAAACCGGCGTTCCTTGGCTTTATCCTCCCAATAAAGCCGGATGCTGCGCAGGTCGTTCGGATCATATTTCACGTGGAATGTACGGTAGGTATTCTTCATGCGCCATTTATGGTCGGGGACGCCGGGACGCTCATACACCTCGTATGCCAACTTCTTCCCGCCGATAGTGATTTCTATGCCGGAATCGGTGAAGGTGGCCGGTCGCTTTGTCCATATCCAGAAGATGTCCACCATGTCATAGACCGTCACAACGTCCGTCTCCTCGTTCACGCTCTTTTCGTACATTTCGATGCGGGGGATGCCGGTTGCCGGATGCTTGGCCTCGTTCCATGCCTTACGTGCCTCGATATAGTGGGCCTCCAGTTCCTCCAGCGTGAAAAGTTTATCCTTGTTCGCCTCGACAAGCTCCAAATTCGGGCGGCTGCTGTCCTTCTTGGCGGTAATGTTCATTCCGGTAAACCGCCAGTCCTTGTTCAGTTCCTGTTCCTGGAAACGTTTGAATACACTTTCTATCGTTTTCGATTGGCCGCTGTAGGGTGCAGTCGGGCGGTGTATGTGGCAGATCAGATCGAAAAAGCCTTGTTCTTTCGAACCTTTCTCTTTTTCCAGCCGTTTGTGGCCCCCTTGATTATCGTGTACAATCTCGTAAGGTTTGTGCCCGCTTGTTTGGATGGCCATACGGTAGGCGTTATATTGTGCCTCGAAGTTCTCATGGTCACTGATATGGTAGCCCAGCAACACTTCGCTATATGCGTCCATCACTTCATACACCATCGTAGTGCGTATATTCCCATCTTCGTCCCGATAATACAAGTTCAGTTTCGTTCCGTCACCATACCAAAGCGTATCGCGTCGGAGTGGCAGTTCCGTCCGGTGCTTGCGTCCGAAACGCTGGTGTGCCGACAGTTCGCCATATACGGCATCCCACCAAAGCGGCTGTATCTCCGGACGGTTGAACCACATCGTCAGGCTGCGCTTGCTCTTCAACGGCTTCCAGCCCTTATCCGGAGCCACACGGTTATACTCTTCGAATATCCGTATGTCGGTATAGACCGGGACCCGGCTGCGCTTCAAAGCAATTAGGAAACGGCCTGCCTCTTCGGTGATCTTTACCGTGCTGGCGTTTCCCACCTTTCCGGAGATCAGGGAAACGTAGCTTTCTTTCTTGTAGCGGTTGATTTTCTCCCGCAGGCGCGACAGGTTTTCTGGTAAGGTATGCCCGTAGATTTTGCGTAGGTTCTCGCTGGTGGCGGCGACACATTCCCACACGGTGGCAAGGCTGCTGCCATACATCTTGCGCTTGGTGGTTTTCTCCTCCAGATCAATCACCAGCGTATTCAACACCGAGGCGTTCAAGGTGTATTCGGCTATTAGTTTCGAGCTTAAAGGTGATTCTATGCCATTCATGTCATAGCGATGATCTTCGTAAAATTTTCTTGCCTTTTCGTCTGTTTTCACTCTGTCTCTCATACGCTGTAACTTTAATGCTTCTTCCGGATTGCCATATTTCGCCACATAACGGACCTTGTATTTTTCGGGGAGCGAGGAATAGACGATTAGCGCGTAGGAACCTTCGCCACCTCCACGATGGACGGTTTTGATATTCCCTCTGGTGATATTTTTATTTAAAGTATAGAACTTTATCACAGGATCATCCCCGGAGGTAAGCTCCTCGTATGTCACACATAGTTCGTTGTTGTAATATTCCATCGCTCAGTTGTTTTATTTACATTTGCAGAAAAATGTTACTTTATGGATTTATTATCAGAAGACCCACGGGTTATTTATCAATTTTGGATTGAAGTCGAAGCCAAAAATGAAAAGGAAGCCATTAAAAAAGCCCTTCCGACAATAAAGCAATGTGAAGATTTTGCTGACTCTTTAAAAATCATTTGCATGTGTGACCATCTTGGTACGTACGACGGAATTCTCAAAATACGGATTCAGTTCTATATAAAGGATGCTCAATATGCGATCCTCCCTAAGGTGGCGTGCCTGTTCAGCTTTGCTGCTTCTCTCAAACTGTATTTTGGAAACCAGTTCTTTCTTTCCAAATAGCTTGTGCATATCTGGTTTCAATAATCGTTTGGAAACGCCACTGCCATTAAGGCTATACAAGGGCATTGATTGTAATTTCCTACAACAAGCATCATATATTTTCTTTGTTGCCATGATTTAATACTCCTCCAATTTATCCATCGGCACTCTTTTTACCAGCCGTGCGGAATTGCCGAAGTTCAACACGACCAAAAACATCACCCATACCGGGTTACACTCTGCCATGCCTGCCAACAGAAAAAAACTCAGCAAGAAGTAACCCACGTAGCACTTCTCTTTCCCGGAGAGGCTATTCCACCAGGCAATCTCACCGCTAAACGGTTTCAACCAATCCGCTTTCATGGCTCACGTTATTTGCCGGTTCATTACCCACTTCGACGCCTCCACGCATCAAAGCCATTTTCCGGATCGCCCTCGCTAGCTTGGTGTCTTTTTTATATGCCAATGCACGAGATACCGTTTCATAAGTGCAGTTCATAAGTAAGGCTATCCGCCTTACCTCACCATACTCTACTACAATTCGTTTCTTCATTATTACTTGTCATTATCTGAGTTCAACAATAATCAGTTCTTCATCAAACGTTCTGGCCAACTCCGCTTTGAAATAAGCCATCGCACACTCGCCGTCGAATACGGCAATAAACGTCACGTTATCCACTTGGTAAATGAAGGTGTCTTCTTCACTCTTAAACCGGTCTAAAAAGTCCTCGACCTTCGACCACTCATGAAAACTCACCGAAACTCTAATCGCTTTCATATTCTTAAATATTTTATCGTTATTTCTTGTGGGCGATCCCGGATTCGAACCGGGGACAATGGCTTCTATGGGTAAGTTTCGCCTGTTCTACCTGCCTGAACTAATCGCCCGCCCGTCTTTCCGGGCTGTCAGTTAACCTGCAATCTATTTGCCTTGTGTTTCTATCATTGAAAGGACAAACTTTCTATCTTCATCCCAAAGCGGAAGCCCTAATTCGATAGTCTGTTTGACCACATCAGCTTCACCTACTAACTTCACCGCTTGGTTACGAAAATCGGTGTCGTCATACGCATGTGCCTTTCCAATCAGGAAGTCGGCAAGGTCATCGTTCTGCTGGCGCATCACCTTTTTTAAGGTGACATTCGTGGCTTCCAAAGCACCTAAACGATTGCCTATTTCTCTAAGTGACCGTCGTATTCCAGAATTTCTTGCATCATCCATTTCTTTAAATTCCTTGCAAAACTCATCCTTATCCATATCTGTAGCCATATAAAGTTGATGGATGACTAAAAAGTCTTCGGCTCTCACCGCACATTTTACTCTTTCTTCAAATTCTTTCTGTGTCATAGCTTTATATTTTATCATTTTACTTCATTGACAACCGGTTTGCCTCCATAGCAAGTCCGTAGGATATGAATCATTTTTTTAACGTAGAAATCCGGGGCAGAAAACACAATGCCGTTCTCTTCGTTATAACTGAAACTTACACCGTCCAGCATCAACAAGTTCGCAACCTTTAACCTGTTGTTCTGTACCTGCCATACCTTAATTTCGTCATTCATATCTTATCCCTTTTTAAGTTTTACTTCTAAAATTCGTTTATATGACCGCCTTTTCATATCTTTGGGGCGTGGTCATATTCTGATTACGGTGCAATATTACAAACTTCTTTGAAACAAACAAAGCTTTCCGGGAAGAAAATTACAAACTAATTTGAAATTACAATTTATGAGCAATGATGTTGTGTCTCGAATAAAAGAGTTAATGTCTTATTATTCAATAAATAGTCTAACTTTATCAAAAGAGCTTGGCTATAAAAGTTCTGAGAAAATCTCTCGACTCTTTAGAGATGGTGGGGCTAAACCTTCTTATGATATTATATATGATATTTCAAATAAGTTTGAAATAAATACGGATTGGTTGATTACCGGTCGTGGTTCCATGCTGAAAAGCGAGGGGGTGTTACTGATGGGTGACAAGGGAGCGGAGAAAGAGGAGGTTTTGCCAGCCAAAAAGAACCTAATTCCCTTTTATGATGATGTATCCACTATTGGCGGATTGAACGATCGTGTGGCCAACACAAACCCCAGTTCTCCCGCTGAATGGATTGATGCTGGAGACTGGTTCCCGGAAGCGACAGCTGCCATACGGCATTATGGTGATAGCATGGTGGAGTACCCCAGCGGTTCCATCCTTGCCCTAAAACGAGTGAACAACCCGCAACTTATAATGAACGGTCATAATTATGTGATAGAAACTACCGAATACAGGGTAACAAAACAACTACAAGATAAAGGCGACTGCTTTATGGCCTACAGCACCAACCGGGAAACTTATCCGGATGGCTGCCAAATTCATGCACCATTTTCCGTTCCAAAAGGTGAGATTCGGCATATTTATCTCGTACTGGGTTGTGTAACGAAAGAGTATAGCAATGGGGCGATACAGATACGGAAATAAATACGAAAAGCGAAAGGTTTGCACCCGTAATAATACATAACAAGCAGACAAACGGTGTTTTATCTCAAATTATATACTACTCAATGAATGAAATAATATAATTTGTACCACCCAATATTTGTAAAATCCATTATTTTTCGACAAAAAATGATTGTTTGTACTGTCAAATCGGTATAAAAAGACCTATGTTATGTCCTACCAAATGTCCTACCTCTATATACATTTCGTTTTTGCAAAGCTATTTTTGTCCTACCTTTCGTCCTACCAACTGTCCTACCAAACACAAAAAGCGGTATTTTTCACCGTTCAAATAGGTAAAAAAATACCGCTTTTCCAAAAACGCCGTTCAAATACGGCTTAAACACTAATAAAACAACTACTTAGATGCTCGTATTAGGTGTGACTGTATAATCATTGCTCTTTTGGTGATCTTACACCCTCCATCGATCAATCCAGCGTGCAGAAGGCTGCTTTTGGTAATACCAACCTCGGCCTCGCTCAGTACGTCAAATATGGCCGATATGCTACCGAAATAGTAGTTTTTCTTCTCGTAGATCAAATGTACATGAATAACCTTCGTCATAACTCATTTAGTATTTTCTTTGTTGCAAATATACTAAATAATAACTATATGGAATAATATACCTATATATTGAGCCACTCACACACAACAAAAGGGCAAAAGAAAAGAGGCCGTTTTTAAGCCTCTTTATTCTTCCGGCAGCCAAGTCATCAACCAGGCCGGAAAAACGCACCTGTGCGCCCCGTTTACGCCCATACAGCCCCAATATTAAACTATATCAACCATCCGATTAAAGCCTATTTCCGGTAAACCGTTCAAATCCCTTTAAAAATTAAACACCAGTTCAAGCCGATTCAACTGAATTACGCTTCTTGTTTTTCATTTTGTCTCGCGTGTTCTTATGCTTAATCTATTGTTTTACAGTGAATCACGTATAACATTGGGGGTTATCAGTTTTTATACATTTCGTTTATCCCCCCTTAT